AAAGCAAGAAGCAGAGCAAGTAGATACAACTAGCCCAGGGGTTTTGGAAGTGGAGGAACAGCCTGTAACGGTTCCACCATTTCAAACAGAGGATAGCACAAGCGCAGTCGGTGGACTGGCTCAAGCAGGGATGGACAGCCAAGTGGCAGGAGAAGAGGATTCGCCAGTTACGAGAGCAGAGTTTGAAGAACTCAAAAAACGCGTAGCAGTGATGGAATCAGGTAAAGTGGAGTTGGCGGCTTAGGCTGCCTTTCCTCCACTATGAATAAGGGCGATAGAGTTGAGCACAAGACCGGGACGTTAGGTACAGTGAACAGAGTGGATCAACAATGGGTGTTTGTAGTATGGGACGGAATGAGTGTAGCAATGCCACATAAGGAAGATTGGCTGACTAAGATTGAAGAGGGGGGAGAACATGAACAGCAACCAAGTCATTGAATTGTTGAAGAACTTTAGATCATATGATTACGCAGCGAACAACTGTCATAGGGATGAATCAATTATATTGCCAAAAGTGTATAGTGAACGGCGGCGTAATAATAATTCATGGGATGAATATCGTTATAATCGGATCGTAAACGTGGTTAAGGGTGCTGTGGCCGAAGTTCTTAGTGATGATCACAGACAGATTATTAATCGCAAGTACCTAGACCGCAATACACTGACTCTCGGTGAGATATCTTCTATTATGCATAAAGATCCAGCGACAGTGTCAAGGTGGCATAAAGAAGCCATTAAGAGGTTAACCATTGCTCTACAACCGTTGACTGAAGACGAACGCGAAATTAATAACATTGATCATATGTTTGATAAAGAATGGGAGTTCAAAGAGTCAGCATAGATCAATTTATTGCACGCAAATACATGCTGGTAAATGGTAGAATTATAGTATAAGGAAATCGGGCATGGGCGACGGTAGCTAAATGCGCAGTCGTTCGCCCACTCGCTTCCTTCTCACTTGGATATCACTCCTTCCTTACTGGGCGTTACTCCCCCGTAGCGCTCCCTTTTAGCAACAACCGCACACTGACAAGGTGACAGACTCGCTCCTTGATGGTGGTGTGGAAATGCATATAGATGGAACGCCACACGTAATAAAGAATAAGTGAGGTTTAACTTATCCCAGCGGGGATCAGCTAGTTCCATAAAACGCAAGAGTGACGGTTATCGCCGTTGCTCTTTTTGTTTTTCTCCGGTTCGACCGAATACGCTTAACGAAGTGGAGGCCGTATAACAGTGTCTAAAGATATTAGATATCTATACATCACACTAATACTCATGTACATCATAACAGCCTATTGCATAAGAGGTGGAGGTATATGAACCTACAGCAGCTTACACATAAGCGAGCACAGCTAATGAATGAGTTAGCGAAGGTAGATGATGAGATCGTGAAGGCGAGGCAAGCGGTGTATAAGGATATGCTTCGTAGAACGTATGTGGATTGTCTTAGTAGGGCGAATATGACGCACATTACTGTGGATGATGAGGTAATTCAATTATAGGTGGAGGTGATCCAACATCTAATCCAGAGGAAAGGAGAAAGGAGAAAGGACATGAACCTAGTTGAGTCATTGAAGTTGATGGAAAAGTATGCTGAATGCCCTGACTGTGGTAACAGTAACATTGGAAACGGTGAAGGGACATTGCAAATAACGGACGATTCATTCACAAGAACATGCAAATGTGATTACAAGGTAGTTGTTACGAAGACTCATGTGAGTGTGCAAAGTAAAAACTATGGGCAAATATATCAAAGATAGATGGAGGTGAACACAATGGGAGCAGGTGTAGCATTAGACGATGAAAAAAAAGAACGCATAAAAGCCCTGCTTACCACAGGGAAGTCTAAGAACGTGATAGCTAAAGAAGTTGGTGTTTCATGGGCTTCAGTTGATAAGGTTAGCAAAGAGAATCCCGATGAGCTTGAGAACTTACGAGAAGATAAAAAACAAAAGATGATCGATAACATTTGGGCGAGTTTAGAAGATGCTCAGGAGCTTGGTCACAGCATGATCAAAGAAGCTAAACAGGGAATACGAGATATTCCGCTTAATCAGATATCAACGTACTACGGCACACTGTACGACAAAATGGCGCTGATGAATGGTGAATCAACCGCGAACATCGGTGGAGGGTTGGTGATCAGTATTGGGATACCAGACAAAGCCGAAGAGTAAGGTTATTACATTCCAGTATCAGCCACAGCCCCGGCAGAAGCTATTCCACTACACAACAACTGATCCTAAGTATTGGGCTGATGAAGTCCTTTATGGTGGCGCAGCTGGTGGAGGTAAGAGTGCTGCAATCGTTGGTGATGCGTTCAAGAACGCTGTAAAGTACGAGGGGATCAACATACTTGTCCTTCGCCGTACCTTGGGCGAGCTTGAAGGCAGTATCATCTTAAAGATGCTGGAGTGGTTCCCGAGGGAAATTTGTAAGTACAACAGTAGCAAGCATGTATGGGAGATTAACATACCAGGAAGAGCAACGAGCCGTATATGGTGTGGTTATTGTGAACAGGAGAATGACGTTTACAGGTATCAAGGTAAGGAATTTGAGATCATCTACATGGATGAAGCAACTCACTTTACCTTTACACAATTCAAGTATCTAAAGTCTCGTAATCGTACAGCGAACCAAGCAGCTATAAAAGCTGGTTTAAGACCACATATGAAATTGACCACTAACCCAGGCGGCGTAGGACACGTGTGGGTTAAGAAGCGTTTCATAGACATTGGTGAATGGGAAAAGGCACATGATGTTCAGGAGTTAGATGATGATGATCAACCTATATTTGATCGCAATGGGAATCCGGTATTGACTAGACGTATCTTTGTTCCTGCAAAGCTCAGCGATAACCAGTACATCGACAGTGATTATGAAAATAAATTGCTGACGATGGAAGAAAAATTGAGAAGACAGTTGCTTGATGGTGATTGGGACGCACTGGAAGGACAGTTCTTTAGTGAGTTTAGCCGCGCTATACACGTTGTAGAGCCGTTTGACATACCGCATGACTGGAAAAGGTTTCGCATGATGGATGAAGGTTACAACGATCCTTATGCGTGCTTATGGGCTGCACTGGACAGGGAAGGTAACTGCTATATTTACCGAGAGTTTATTAAGTCTAAATTGCTTTCCAGTGAACAAGCGACAAAGACTAACGAACTCACCTATGGCGAGAAGATAGATTATAGCGTTGGAGACACATCATTCTGGAACAAAGGTAAAGCAGATGGTAAATCACCGTTTGAAGTGTTCATTGAGCACGGTATACCGATGATGCAAGCCACGAAGGAACGCGTAAACGGATGGAAACGGATTAGGGAATGGTTACATGTGTATGACGATACCGATCCGGTGACAGGCGAAACGTTCCAAAACGCGCGATTAAAGATATTTAAGAACTGCAAAGGGTTGATTGAAGCTCTTCCAGCAATGATCATTGACGATCATAATCCGGAGGATATCGAGGATCATCCACTCGACCACGCACCAGATGCTTTGAGGTATGGGCTTATGAGCAGACCGACACCAAATAAGATCGTTGCTAAGAATAATCCAACACAAGCTGAACAGGTACAACGAAACATCGACCGTTTAGACAAGCAAGCCAAACGCAAGAGAAAGGCAGGTGATTACGCCGTATGAGTACCATAATCATTCTATCCAGCATCATTGGCGCTTTGCTGGTGTTTATATACCACCGAGAGGTAGAACATAACCGCCACATAGAAGCCGAACACACGGAGCGCAGGGACTTGCTAGATCGCATCCAAGCACCATCATTTGGCGAGTACACATCTAAGGTTGTGCGAGAGAAGAAAGCAGCTCAACCGGATGAACCGAAGATTGTTGATGATTACGTATCTTAAGGAGGACATATGAAAATATTTGAACTATCAATTGGACGCATTAAACACTATGTTGCAGCAGAGGATGAGTTACAGGCGTACAAGCAAGGTACAGACCCTGATAACTTTCCAGACATAAACTACATGCCATTTGATATTAATGAGGTAAGCATACTAGGATATACGATCACCGTTACGCCTGTTGAAGCTGAGAAAAGCAAGAGCACTAGACAAAGAAAGACGGAATAGCCACAGCAGGACGTTAAGGGGGTGATGAATTGGCAAAGAAACAGCAGGACAGCGTTACCTTTGTGAAGGAAAAATCAGAAGAGGCTACAAATTGGGCGGTGATCAGGCAAATTCAGATCAACCGCTCTTTTTATAACTCACACCAGTGGATTAAATACGACAACACTAACCGCCGTGTATACGTTCCTGAACCGCGTCCCGGCGAGAAGCGACTAACCTTCAACAAGATCAAACCTTCTTTGCTTACACTTCTTTCTAAGCTCTGCAAGAACCGTGTGAAGCTTGAGGTTAAGCCAGACACCAACGATATTGAGCGAATTGAGGTTGCTAAAGCAGGTCACAAGTACCTTAAATACCAGTGGGATGCAGACAAAATGGACACCAAGATTCGCCGCCTGAAGTTTCACATGCTGCTAGATGGCTTCCCAGCCCTTAAGGTGTACGTGGATAAGTCGCTAGGCGAAGACATAGACATGAGTGGCATGGATGAAGACATGGACATCAATTCTATGCCCACCAAAGCAGGGAAGATTATTACTCAGGTGAAGGATCAGTTCTCACTGAAAGTTGACCCAACTGCTGAGACTCACGAGGAAATAAAGTGGGTTATTGATGAATACCCGATGGATATTGACGAGATCGAAGAAATATGGGGCATTGAAGTGACTGAGGAATCCAACATCAGCATGAATCAGTCCTTTGAAATCGGATCAACATCGGACAAGAAAAAGTATAAGCATCATGCGATGGTTCGCGACTATTGGGAGTGGCCGTGTGCGAAATACCCTAAAGGTCGGCGTATTGTTACTGCTGGTGACAAAGAGCTTGAAAAGAGTGAAGATCCCGGCGAGAACCCGTACATCTTCTTCCCAGCTATTCCGGTTCCCGGTGCTGCCGTTGCCACTGGTATTGTCACTGATATGACCACGCCGCAGAAGTCTTACAACATCAAACGTACTGCTGAAGCGAAGATACTCGAAGAGATGGGTAATCCAGTATGGCTCAAGCCTGAAGGTAGCGTTGATGATGAAGATTTGGTAAACGAGGTAGGAGCAATCATCCCTTATACACCGATGAACGGTATGAAGCCTGAGAGGGCTATGGGATCGACTGTGGATACAGGGTGGCAGAACGCTATGGAACGCGATGAATCAGACATTGAGGATATCTCAGGAGCTCATGAGATCAGCCAAGGAGCCACGCCAAAGGGTAACAATACTTTAGGTGGTCTACAACTCCAAGTTGAGCAGGATGAAACAAAATTAGCGTTGCTGGTACAGTCGTATGAAGATGGCATCAAGATATGGGGCGAAAAGGTTCTACGACTCATTAAAAAACACTTCCCAGAAGAACAACAGCTATCCATCGTTGGTGAGAATGGACAGATTGAAGCATTCACTTTCAGTGGCGCTGATCTATCTGGTAGTGAAGTAGTTGACGTTGTGCCGGGATCATCAATGCCTACGCTTAAAGCTGTGCAGGATGATAAGATTATGGCAATGTGGGGCGCTGGAATGTTCAACGATCCTAATTCTGGTCTACCAGATGCACGTAAAGTGGTACGTATGCTAGGTGAGTCCATTGCTGTGGAATATTTCGATGATACTGAGCAGGATCGTAACAAGGCACTGATGGAGAATCGCGAGTTCTTAAAGACATTTGCAGATGAACAGTCTGCTATGCTGCTATTGCAGTATCAAAAGGATCTGCAAGGGTACCAAGGAGTTGCACAACAGGCAGCAGCGCAGGGGATTAACTTATCACAATCAATTCCACCGCCTACTGTTCCAGTAAAGCTGCCAATTGTAAGAGACTTTTACGACCACGAAACGCACATCCAGGTACATAATCGGTTCCGTAAAACACAGGAATACGATGAACTACCACAGGAATTGCAAATGTTGGTTGATCAGCATGTTGCAGAACATGAACAGGCGCTTATGGCTCCACAGATTGCACAGCAACAACAGCAACAGGCAGAGCAGCAAGCACAGGCTGAAGCTCAGTCACAAGAGGCTGATAAGAATAGACAATTCCAGCAAGCGTCCAAAATGCAAGATCATTACAACAAGATGGAACAAGAAGGTATGAAGAATCAACTTTCTTTACAGGAAGTGCAATTAAAGGCAGGCGCTTAATGAGACTTTGAGCGCCTATTTTCTGTACCTGATTGGAAAAACTGGCGTTAATCGTGTGAGTTGCGCCGCCACACAAGGAGGAATTGAATATGTTCAAAATTAGACAACCCCTTTTCAATATGGATGGGGCTATTG